TATACAATCATTATTGAAGTTCGTAAAGATAACGCTTACTATCAACGTGGTCAATTTAATGATCCAGCTGCGTTTAATTATCCTCCTTATAATTTAAATCCATAATGAGAGATTTTATTGATTGCCTATTTCACGGCGATTTAATAGAGGCTAAAGAAGCGCTTGTAGATAGAATAGAAGAATTGATTAGTGAAAAACTTGGTGAAGTTGAATTAGAAATTTATGATGAGTTGGACGAAGCCAATATTATAAAAACTGGTAGAACAAAAATTGTTCGTGTTAGGGTTCGTAAAGGTAAAGTTCAACGCAGAGTAAAGAAGTCAGCGGTACCAGGTTACACCATTCGTGGTGGTAAATTGACCAGAATGATGCCACAAGAAAGGCGTCATCGTAAAATGGCTGCAAGACGAGCTAAATTTAAACAACGTAGTAAATTAAAGCAGTCATTACGGAAACGTAATATATCGTTAAGAAAAAGAAAAGGAATGGGACTATGAAGCTCATTACAGAAGTTACCGAATCATTAAATTATCTTGCTGAAGAAAAAGATGGCAAGAGAAGTTTGTATATTGAAGGACCATTTCTTCAAGCAGAAGTGGTAAACCGCAATGGTCGTAAGTATCTTAAAGAAACTATGGCCAAAGAAGTTCAGCGATATACAGAACAATATATTAATAAAAATCGTGCCTTTGGTGAGCTGGGTCATCCAGACACCCCATCTATCAATCTAGACAGAGTATCACACATGGTTGTGGGACTACGCCAAGAAGGAAATGATTGGATAGGCAAAGCAAAAATTCTTGATACCCCTATGGGTAACATTGTTAAGAGTCTAATTGAAGGTGGCGCCCAAATTGGTGTGTCTTCCAGAGGTATGGGTTCTCTTAAAAATGTTAACGGTATTAATATCGTTCAAGATGATTTTCATCTAGCCACAGCGGCGGATATTGTAGCAGACCCTTCAGCACCTAATGCCTTCGTTCAAGGTATCATGGAAGGCAAAGAGTGGGTGATGATAAATGGTGTTTGGACAGAACAACAATATTCTGAAGCAAAGCAAATGATTCGTCAAGCTTCGCAAAAAGACATAGAAAAAGTAAGTCTACGCATTTGGGAATCGCTCGTCAAAAAACTTTAATTATAAATATCCATAATAAATCAAGGAGATTTTCAAAATGGGAAAATTTAATCTGTCAGAAGCCGCTAAAGACATTCTAAACGCTTCAGTAGAATCTAAGCGTAGTGGCCAAGATAAACCATCAAAACTACACGGCGATGTTGCTTATGGTACACAAGAAGCTGGTGATATTGGAACAAGAGTTACTAAAACTAATGATCCAGCACCACACGCAACAAAAGGTACTCCAACTGCAACACCTCCAGGTGCAACTCCACCTGTAAGTTCCGAACCAATGAAACATTTAGATGCAGACAAAAATATGCAATCTCATGGTCGTAAAGATTTGGAAGATAGTGAAGAAGGTGACGAACATGATGAAACATCTTATGATGCTATTCGTGACCGTAAGCCTGCTAAATTAGCAAAACAAACTATGCAATCAAATAAAGGTGCCACATTTCAACAATATGAAGAAACTGAATATGATGATGAAATGATTGAAGAAGAAGATGAAGAACATGAGCGTAAAGAAACTGCAAAAATGGAGCGTAAAGAAGCCATGAAAGAAAAAATGAAACACAAAATGAAAGAAGATATGGATGCTCTTTTAGATAACGAAAATCTTTCTGAAGAATTTGTATCTAAAGCAACTACAATTTTTGAAGCTGCCGTTATTGCTCGTGCAGAAATGGTAATTGAAGAAGCTGAAGCAGAATTAATGGAACAGTTTGAAGAAGCTGTAGAATCTATTAAAGAAGATTTAGCTGCTAAAGTTGATGACTACCTTAACTATATGGTAGAAGAATGGATTAAAGAAAACGAAATCGCAATCGAAAACGGACTTCGTGCCGAAATCGTTGAAGATTTCATTACTGGTTTAAAAGGTTTATTTGAAGAACACTATATTGACATTCCTGAAGAAAAGGTAAATGTTGTAGAAGGTTTAACTTCTAAAGTTGAAGAACTAGAAGAAGCTTTAAATGAACAAATTGCTCGCTCGGTCGACATGAGTAAAGAACTGAACGAACATAAAAAGATTGAGGCTATTTACACAGCTTGTGAAGGCCTGACGCAGACTCAAGTGGAAAAAATGAAGTCACTCGCAGAGGGTGTGGAGTTTACTACTGAGGAAGAATTCAACAGTAAATTGGAAACTTTAAAAGAATCATATTTTAAGTCTTCAGTAAAAGCTGCTGATAATTCTGCTTTGGATGATGAGGTTCAAATTGAGGAAGAAACCAAGAAACCTTACGGTTCTGGTGATGCTTTAATTGAACAATATGCGAAAACAATTTCGCAAACTCTGAAATAAACTAACCCCTATAAAGGAATAATAAAAATGTATTTAACAGAAGAACTACAAAAAAAGTGGGCTCCAGTTCTGGAACATCCAGAATTAGAATCCATTAAAGACCCATACAAGAAAGCTGTTACAGCACTTGTTTTGGAAAATCAACAACAAGCTATGTCTAAAGACCGTCAGTCTTTAAATGAATCTGATGTAGGTCCTACAAACGTAACAGGTGGTGTTTCTAATTTTGACCCAATCTTAATTAGTTTAGTTCGCCGTGCATTACCAAATCTTATCGCTTATGACGTTGCTGGTGTTCAACCAATGACTGGTCCTACTGGTTTGATTTTTGCAATGCGTGCTCGTTATAACAATCAAGGTTCAACTTCTCCAGAAGCTTTCTACTACGAAGCTAACACAATGGTATCTGGTACTGGTTCACAGAATACATTGTTTGGTTTCAAAGGTGCTGATTACACAAACGATACAGCAGTTAGCCCAATCGCTGATGAATCTGCAAATGCTTATACAACTGGTGTTGCTTTACCGACAGCTGTTGCTGAGTATCTCGGTTCAGACGGTGGTAACTCTGTGTTCCAACAAATGGCATTCTCTATTGAGAAAGTTACTGTAACTGCACAAAGCCGTGCTTTGAAAGCTGAATACTCATTAGAATTAGCACAAGACTTAAAAGCAATTCATGGTCTTGACGCTGAAACTGAGTTGAGCAACATTCTTTCAACAGAAATTTTAGCTGAAATTAACCGTGAAGTTATTCGTACAATTTATGCAACTGCTGTTGTAGGTGCTCAATATGGTACAACTAACGCTGGTTACTTTGACTTAGATACAGACTCTAACGGTCGTTGGTCAGTTGAGCGTTTCAAAGGTTTGATTTTCCAAATTGAACGTGATGCTAACGTGATTGCCAAGCAGACTCGTAGAGGTAAAGGTAATGTGTTAATCGTTTCTTCTGACGTTGCTTCAGCAATGGCTATGGCTGGTGTATTGCAATATACTCCTGCTCTCCAAGCTGACTTGCAAGTAGATGATACTGGTAATACATTTGCTGGTTTACTCCACGGTCGTATCAAAGTTTACATTGACCCATACTTCGGTGGCTACACAAGCAACCAAGAATTGGTAACTGTAGGTTACAAAGGCTCTAGCCCATACGATGCTGGTTTGTTCTATTGCCCATACGTTCCATTACAAATGGTTCGTGCAGTTGACCAACAGACTTTCCAACCTAAGATTGGTTTCAAAACCCGTTACGGTATGGTTGCAAACCCATTTGCAGAAGGTATTACTCAAGGTTTCGGTCATTTAAATGCTCGTACCAACGTATATTACAGAATTTTTGGAGTGAAAAATTTAATGTAATATTAAAATCACCTCAGAGTGATATTTTAAAGACCACCTTCGGGTGGTCTTTTTTTATCAGCATAAATAACTATATGACCGTACTTACTAGAACTCCCGTTAATACTAACTATCTACAACCCACCAAGTTTCTTTTGGTGTTTGATAGGATACCAAACGTACAATACTTCTGCCAAGCAGTAAATATACCAGGGGTAAGTGTAGGACAAGCCCCCATTAACTTTCCATCAGTAGATGTATACTCACCTGGTAATAAAATAGCCTATAATAATTTCAATATCACATTTACTGTTGATGAAGCTTTACAGACATGGCAAGAGATGTATAATTGGTTTCGTTCTTTTGCATCACCAGATGGAACCGATGAAAGAAATAGATTAACTGCAATACAAAACTCTTATAAAAGTCAAGGCTTAAAACAAATGTCAGATGCCACTTTGACTATATTAAACAATTTAAATAATCCAACTATTAGGGTGCAATTTACTAATATGTTCCCTGTGTCTTTATCAGATTTACAATTTGATACCAAAATGTCGGCAGATGATATTATAACAGCTGATGTTAATTTTGTATATGAACAGTTTACCTTTCAAACGGTATAATTTAACATAAGACTTGCATTATAACCTGAAGTGTGTTAAAATGTAAAATTGGTGTTAAAATATTGAAAATATTATGGAAAATCTAGAACAAATTTTAAAATTTTGGGAAGCAGATGCAGACATTGACCAGACTGAACCTGGAAAAGAACTGTTGAAAATTCCTAAACTTCACAATAAGTATCTCTCCATTCTCACAAAACATAAAATTGCCTCAAAAAAGGCACATTTTGATTATCTTCGTATGCGAAAAATAAAAATAAATTATTATTCTGGCCGTATGGATTCAGAAGAACTTGCTGAACACGGATGGGAACCTTTTTCATTTGTATTAAAATCAGATATCAATGCTTATTTGGAAGGCGATGGAGATTTAATTAAAATGTTAGAAAAAAAAGTATACCATGAAGAATGTGTTTCTGTGGTTGAATCTATTATGAATGAATTGAAACAAAGAACATGGCAATTGCGTGACTATATTAGCTGGGAAAAGTTTATTGGTGGACAATAAAGAACATTTAATTATCTCTAAAGTAAATGAGGTATACTTAAAAGTTGAATGTGAAAAACATACAGCTAAAGAGTTATCGGAATTTTTTACATTTTTTGTTCCTGGTTATACATTTGTTCCAGCATACAAAAATAAAATTTGGGACGGGAAAATTCGCCTGTTCGATTTAAGAAACAATAATATATACATTGGATTACTTCCATATATTGAACAATTTTGTGAAGAAAGAAATTATACATATATACATGATTTTGTTCAAGACGAATATTCAGAATATCATGCGAAAAAATTTATATCACAAATTAATCCACATTCTGGTGGAAAACCAATTGAGGTCAGAGAACACCAACTCTCTGCCTATATTCACGGAATGCAAAACCGAAGAGCTTTACTCGTATCTCCAACCGCTTCGGGAAAATCACTCATCATCTATCTTATCTTCCGGCAACTCCTCGAATATCAAGGGTTGAAAGGACTTGTTATTGTTCCAACCACTTCTTTGGTCGAACAATTATATTCAGATTTTGCTGACTATGCTAAAACAGGAGAAGAATATCAATTTACTGTTGAAGGCACAGTTCATAGAATATATCAGGGTAAAGAAAAAGATACTAAAAAACCATTGACGATATCTACATGGCAATCATTGTATAAGATGCCTAAAGAATATTTTGAACAATTTGATTATGTGATAGGAGATGAAGCACACCTTTTTAAAGCACAATCACTCACAACAATTCTTACATCATGTGTTAATGCCAAATATAGAATTGGCCTTACAGGTACCTTAGATGGAACAAAAACACACAAACTTGTATTAGAAGGTCTTTTTGGTCCTGTAAAACAAGTTATTACCACTAGAGAGCTCATTGACAAACAACAAGTATCGGATTTTGAAATTAAATGTTTAGTTTTAAAACATGATGATGAAATGTGTTTGCAAATAAAAGACAAAACCTACCAAGATGAAATTCAATATCTTATTTCCAATGAATCTAGAAATAAATTCATTAAAAATCTTGCAGTTAGCCTTGGTACAAATAGTTTAATATTATATCAAATGGTTGACAAACACGGTCAAATCCTGTATGATATGATTAAAGACACCGAGAAAATTGGTGATAGAAAAGTTTTTTTTGTCCACGGTGGAACAGATACGGCTGATAGAGAAGAAATTAGAAAAATTATGGAGATTGAAAATGATGCAATCGTTGTCGCCAGCTTTGGTACTTTTTCTACAGGTATTAATATTCGTAACTTGCATAACATTATTTTTGCATCACCCTCTAAGTCCCGCATTAGAAATTTACAATCTATTGGTAGAGGCTTACGACAAAGTGAAGGAAAAAATAAAGCAATTCTTTACGACATAGCAGATGACCTTAGATACAAAAAACATATGAATTTTACATTAAAACATTTTGTCGAAAGAATAAAGATATATAATGAGGAGAAGTTCCCATTTAAAATCTATAAAATTGGATTAAAAAAATGATACACGACGGTATAAAAATAGTTAGGTTAAAAAATGGTGAAGATATAATTGGTAATTTTCATGAAAACATTTATAAAGAATTTGAAATTACAGAGCCTATGGTGGTTAGTGTTGTTCAAAATGGAAATTTGGTAATGTCTCATTGGTTGCCGGTTCAGCTTATTAAAAAAAATGAAGTTAAATTGAATCCTTGTGATGTTCTTACTGTGTTTGAACCAAATGAAGAATTTACTGAATATTATACAAACACGGTACAAAAAATAAAAGATTTATTAAAAGCAAAAGAACTTGCGGATAAGATGACAGATGAAGAAATAGAACATATTATGGAAGCACTAGAAGATGGAATTAAAAAAACATTACATTAACTTTAACCAACGACATTGCGGACTATACACTATTGTCAAGCCGTTTGTCAACAACATTTAGTGGTATACTTATATGAGCAAGCAAAAACATTATATTAACAATGCAGATTTTCTTAAAGCACTTATAGACTATAAAGCAGAATGTAAGCTGGCAAAGAAGGAGAAAAGAAATCCTCCTGCAATTCCAAATTACATTGGAGAGTGTTTTATGAAGATTGCAGAAGGTCTATCACACAAACCAAACTTTATTAACTATACCTATCGTGATGAAATGATGAGTGATGGTATCGAAAACTGTTTACAATATTTTGAAAACTTTGATCCAGCTAAATCAAGTAATCCGTTTGCCTATTTTACACAAATTGTATACTTTGCATTTTTACGAAGAATCTCCAAAGAGAAAAAACAACTTTATGTGAAATACAAAGCCACAGAACAAATGGGTATACTTGATGAATTTGAAATGTTGGAGTTTGAGGATGGTACTACAAGACAATTTGAATTATATGATAACATTTCAGAGTTCATTGAAAATTATGAAGTAGCCAAAAAAACCAAAAAAGAAGCTTCCGCTAAAGCAAAAGGTATTGAAAAATTTTTAGGTGAATAATATGAAGATTGGTTTTACTTGTTCCACGTTTGATTTATTTCATGCTGGTCATATGATGATGTTAAAAGAGGCAAAAACTCAATGTGATTATCTGATTGTTGGACTACAAACAGACCCTACTATTGATAGGCCAGATACCAAAAATAAACCCATACAATCGTTATTTGAAAGATTTGTTCAATTAGATTCATGTAAGTATGTGGATGAAATCATACCATACTCTACCGAAAAAGAATTGACGGACATCTTGCTTTCTTATCCAATTGATGTTAGAATCATAGGTGAAGAATACAAAGACAAACATTTTACTGGACGTGAATTTGATGTTGAGGTATATTATAATGCTCGTAAACACAGTTTTAGTACCACATCTTTACGACAGAGAGTAAGTGAAGCTGAAGAAAAGAAAAGAAAATAAATTATGAAAGTAGTTATTATTACCGACCAGCACTTTGGTGCCAGAAATGATTCAATCCATTTTTTAGACTACTACGAAAGATTTTATCGTGACACTTTCTTTCCTGCTATCGATTCAAATGATATTGATACTGTTCTTATTCTTGGTGATACTTTTGATAGACGTAAGTATGTAAACTTCTATACTCTGAAAAAAGCTAAAGAAATGTTCTTTGATGAATTAGCCAAACGAAATATTAAAGTATTCATGTTGGCAGGCAATCATGATACCTATTTTAAAAATACCAACGAAGTAAATTCTGTTCGGTTGTTATTACAAGAATATAATAATATTACAGTTATTGATGAACCTGACACTTATTACCTAGGTGATGGTGATTTAAAAGCTCCTATGATTTGTATGATGCCTTGGATTTGTCCTGAAAATTACGAACAATCAATGGAAGTATTAAAAAATACCAAAGCAAATGTTTGTATGGGACACTTTGAAATTGCCGGCTTTGCTATGCATCGTGGTATGCCAAGTATGGAAGGATTAAAACGTGAAATTTTTAGTAAATTTGATATGGTCTTTTCTGGCCATTATCACCATAGGTCTAGCTCAGGTAATGTTAATTATCTTGGGAACCCTTATGAACTTACCTGGCAAGATTATAATGATACTAGGGGTTTTCATATCTTTGATATTGATAATTATGATTTGGAGTTTATACCAAATCCGAATGTAATGTTTCACCGTATTTCATATGATGATAAATTGGAATCTATTACCGAAATCAATTCAAAAGATTTAAGCAAATATACCAACACTTATGTTAAAGTTGTGGTAGTCAACAAAACTAATCCCTATCTATTTGACAAGTTTATCGATAACTTATATAAAGTTAATCCAATCGATATTACCATTGCGGAAGACTTTACAGACTTGACAGAAGGTGTAGAAGATGATATGATTGACCAAGCTGAAGATACTATCACAATCATTAACAAATTTGTAGATGGTATTAAAGAAGAACATATTGATAATGAAAAGCTTAAAACTGTATTGAAAGAACTATACGTTGAGGCAATGAACCAAGAACAGGCATGATTATATTTCAAAAACTCCGTTGGAAAAATATACTTTCCACCGGCAATAGTTTTACTGAACTTGACTTAACCAAATCACCAAACACTCTTGTTATTGGTAATAACGGTGCAGGTAAATCCACTATGTTGGATGCTTTGTGCTTTGGTTTGTTTGGTAAACCATTTCGTAAAATCAATAAACCTAATCTATTAAACTCCATCAATCAACAACAAGGTGTGGTTGAAGTTGAGTTTTCTATTGGCAAAAAACAATACAAAGTAATTCGAGGTATTAAACCAAATACATTTGAAGTATTTTGTAATGGC